CTGCCGGTGGCGTGTCTCGTATACTCCGGCGGGAAGAGTATCCACGCCATCGTACACATCGACGCGGACAGCTACGAAGAGTACCGGCAGCGTGTGGATTACCTCTATAAGGTCTGCAAGAAGAACGGGCTGGAGATCGACACGCAGAACAAAAACCCCTCCCGGCTCTCCCGTATGCCCGGCGTGATACGCCGCGGACATAAGCAGTTTCTCATGGACCGGAACATCGGACAGCCGGATTGGGACACATGGAAAGAGTGGATCGAGAGCGTCAACGACGATCTGCCGGACCCCGAGGAGCTCTCCGACGTATGGGGCGAGATGCCGGCGCTCGCGCCGTGCCTCATCGAGGGAGTGCTCCGGCAGGGACATAAAATGCTGCTGACGGGTCCCAGTAAGGCCGGAAAGAGCTTTGCACTCATTGAGCTGTGCATCGCCATTGCCGAGGGGCGCGACTGGCTGGGGCTTTCCTGCGCCCGCGGACGGGTGCTCTACGTCAATCTCGAGCTCGACCGGGCAAGCTGTCTGCACCGCTTCCGTGACGTTTACGAGGCGAAGGGGTGGACGCCCCGCGGGCTGGCCGACATTGAAATATGGAATCTGCGCGGCAGCGCCGTGCCGATGGACAAGCTCGCCCCGAAGCTCATCCGCCGCGCGGCGAAGAAGGGGTTCATTGCCGTGGTGATCGACCCCATTTATAAAGTCATCACTGGCGACGAGAACGACGCCTATCAGATGTCGCTCTTCTGCAATCAATTCGACCTCGTGTGCCGGAAACTCGGCGCGAGCGTTATCATCTGCCACCATCACAGCAAGGGCTTCCAGGGCAACAAACGCAGCCGCGACCGCGGCAGCGGCTCGGGCGTGTTTGCCCGTGATCCGGACGCGGTACTCGACATGATCGAGCTTGACGCCGGAGAGAGCGCCGAGGGGCGCAGCGCATGGCGCGTGGACGGGGATCTGCGTGAGTTTGCCGCAATGCCGAGCGTGAACGTCTGGTTCGACTACCCGCTGCACACCGTGGACCGCGACGGCGAGCTTGCCGAGGCACGCCCCGCCGGAGAGATCCCGCCGTGGGAGATGGGCGTAAGGGCAAACGCCGACAAGACCGAGAAGCGGAAGGACGAACGCAACCAGAAGCTGCTGGAAGCGTATGCAAAGATCTACGAAAAGAGCGGCGCGGTGAAGGTCAGAGACATTGTAAAGGAGCTCCAGATGTCGGTGAAAAGCGTACACAATTACATCGATCAGAGCCCGTTTTTTGACCGCGACAGAGACGGCTTCGTATGGCAGACGGACGGCGGCGACGGCTTCCCGGAGGGGGTGTAAAAGTTTTTTCTACCACCCATCTACCGGGGGTAGAAAAGCCTGAAATTCAGGCTTTTTTACAGGGGGTGGAGAAAAGCCACGTACGTAGGCTTTTTTACGGGGGGTAGAAAAGCCTTTTATATAAATATAAAAGCAAAAGGGCTACAGCCAGCCCTTTTGCACCTCATATTTATTCTGCTGGCGGGGGACACCCCCCGGCGTTACGAAAAGGAGATTTTCAACATGGCTACACCGAAAGACAGCACCCTGCTGACCGTGGTTATCAAGGAGCCCGGCGAGCTGCCGCGGATGGCGGCGGTGAGCAACACGCTCGAGACGATGCAGCAGCTCGTGGGCGGGTACATAGAGACTGTGACGATCTGCAGCGACTTTGCGATCGTGTGCAATGAGGAGGGGCGGCTGCGCGGGCTGCCGGAGAATGTGGACGTGTGCGGGTACTCCTTCGTCGGCACGATCGTCTTCGTGGGCGTCCGGCGCGGCCGGTTCGTCAGTCTGGATGCGGCGGGCATCGCGCTCGCGGCCAAGCTGTGCGGAGGGCAGAAGGTATGATCGAGTTCTTTCTGCGCATGATCCCGCCGACGGCCACGGCGCAGATGCACAAGGTGACGCGTCAGGGCCGCTTCTATGACCCGCCGGAGGTCGCCGACGCGAGAGCCAAGCTCTGTGCCCATCTTGCACAGAACGTTCCGGAGAAGCCGCTCACGGGACCGCTGCGGCTGTATGCGAAGTGGTGCTTCCCTGCATGGGACGGAAAGCATGCGTCCGGCGAGCCAAAGATCACGCGGCCGGACACCGATAATCTGCAGAAGCTGCTTAAGGACTGCATGACGGACGTCGGCTTCTGGAAGGACGACGCGCTCGTCGCCGAGGAGTTCGTGGGCAAGTATTGGGCGGACATGGAGCACACGGGCATCTACATCCGCGTGGAGGTGATCTCATGACGCAAACATGTTTGTTTTGCGGCATTACGTTTTTGGCACCGAATCCGGCGCGGCAGTATTGCAGCGCTGAATGCCGGAAGAATGCGGCAGAGGCGAGAGTTACCGAACGACGCATGCTGGCAGACGGACGCAGCCGCAGTGGTTCCGAGAACGCGCGGGCCATTGCCGAGATCAACCGGCGCGCCCGGGCTGCGGGGCTGAGCTACGGAAAATATCTCGCCTACGAAAAGTACGTTCAGGCGATGAAGGAAAGGAGGCTGCCGTATGTCCGGCGAAAAACAGAAACTGAGGATCTGCATGCTGTGTGCGGAGCTGATGACGAAAAACGGATACCGGCTCCGACCGCTCGGCGATGAGACGCACGGCGAATGCCGGATGTGCCGCCGGATCCGCTGGAGCGCACTGTACGAGGTTTCGTATGAATAGCCAGGAGAAAAAGGCGTGGCTGCGGCAGTGTGCGGCGCTCGACCGCGATATAGACCGGCTCATTCTCGAGCGTAGCCGGTGGATGGCACGCGCCACGCGGATGGTGCCGACGCTGTCCGATATGCCCCGCGGCGGGGGGGAAAGGCGCAGCAGCGAGGACATCATCCTTCGCATCGCAGAGATCGAAAACGAGATCGGCCGGAAGATCGACGCGCTGCTCGATCAGCGTGCGGCGGTCGTAGAGGCGATCACGGCCGTGGGCGACCGGCAGCTTCGGGAAGTACTCGAACTGCGGTATCTGGACGGGGCGACGTTTGAGGAGATCGCCGAAGAGATGGGGCTTTCCGTCCGGCACGTGCTGCGGCTGCACGGGGCAGCACTCGAAAAAATTTCCGTCGATGTCACCCAATGTCATTGAATGTCATGTTTTTGAGTGTTAATCTGGTAACATGAAAGAGCTGTCAGGAGGCGGCTCTTTTGCGGTTCTCTCTTCTTGGACAAGCCTCAGCCTGTAAGAAGTGGCTCCTCGTCGGAACGAGGCTCCGTCCGGAATGGCGGCAGGGCATAAGAAAAGACCGGGCGGCGAACCCGGTCTTTTCTGATCTCAAACTTATTGATGCGGCGGACTCCTTCCGTCAGCGGCGGAGCCGCTGCCACCTCCCTCAGAGAGGGAGGCATGGGAGCCGCCCTCTCCGTCAGCTTTGCTGCCACCTCCCTCGGGGAGGGAGGCACAATCCCTCAGTCAGCCTTGTGGCTGACAGCTCCCTTTGCACAAGGGAGCCTTTGCACAAGGGAGCCTTTACGCAGGGGCGGCGGGGCGTCCCGGATAAATTTTCAGGCAGGTGGTGGTTGTGGGGTGCTGCGGACGTCTGACAGACCGGCAGAAGGCTTTCTGCGACGAATATCTCATTGATCTCAACGCGACGCAGGCCGCGCTCCGCGCCGGGTACAGCCCGAAGGGGGCGCAGCGCATGGCGGTGCGGAATATGCAGAACCCGCTCGTGCAGGAATATCTCAACGAGCGGCGCGAGGCACGCAGCAAGCGGACGCAGATCACGCAGGACTTCGTGCTCGGGGAGCTTATGAAGATCGCAACGGCGAACGGCACGGACTTTGCCAGCGTGGGCAAAGGGAACCGCGTCCGGCTCACGCCGACGGAGGAGCTGCCGCCGGAGAAGCGGGCGGCGGTCGCCTCGGTGAAGAAGGGACGCGACGGCACGGAGATCAAGACCTATGACAAGCTGCGGGCGCTGGAGCTGCTCGGCAAGCATCTGGGCATGTTTGACGCGAAGAGCGGACGCGAGGAGGCGGACGCGCTCGAAAAGCTCGACCGGCTGCTGGAGGGGATCGGCGATGCTGCGGCTGAGTGAGAAGCAGAAGGCGTTCTGGCGCGAACCGTATCACCGGTGGAACATAAAGCACGGGGCGACGCGCTCCGGCAAGACGTATCTCGACTTTTTCGTTATCGCCCGCTCCATCCGCGAGCGGAAGGGGCTCGACGGGCTGATCGTCCTTATGGGCAACACGAAGGGGACGCTGCAGCGCAACGTGATCGAGCCGATGCAGAACATCTTCGGCGCGGCGCTCGTGTCCAGCATCCGCAGCGACAACACCGCGACGCTCTTCGGCGAGCGGGTGCACTGTCTCGGCGCGGACAACAGAAAGCACGTGGACCGGCTGCGCGGCGTGAGCATCAAGTACTGCTACGGCGATGAGGTCGTTACCTGGGAGCCGGAGGTCTTCGAGATGCTCAAGAGCCGTCTCGACAAGCCGTACAGCCGGTTTGACGGCACGTGCAACCCCAAGGAACCGGATCACTGGTTTAAGAAATTCATTGACAGCGACGCGGATGTCTTCGCGCAGCAGTACTGCATCGACGACAATCCGTTTCTCGACGCCGACGTGCGGGCCGCGATGAAGCGGGAGCACAGCGGCGTTTTTTATGACCGTTACATCCTCGGCGAGTGGTGCGTGGCCGAGGGGCTCGTGTTCCCGTACTTTTCCGCGGAGCGCGAGCGATGGCTCACCGACGCGCCGCGGGACGGCTACTCGAAGATCTGCGTCGGGCTCGACTTCGGCGGCACGGGATCGCTCAACACGATGTGCGCCGTCGGGTTCGTGAACGGGTACGAGCGGATGGTCGTGCTCGCGGAGAGCGCGCTGCCGCGCGGCGAGCGGATCGACACCGAGGGCATCGCCGCGGCCTGCGCGGACTTCTGCGCGGGCGTGCGGGAGCGCTTCGGACGGTATGACCATGTGTTCGGCGACGCCGCCGACCCCGCGCTCATAAACCGCGTGGCGGCGATCCTGCGCGGGCGCGGGCTGCCCTGGCGGTGCGTCGGCGAGTGCGTCAAGACGCCGCTGGAGAGCCGCCCCGTGAGCGTGGACGGGCTGCTCTGCGCCGACCGGATCCGGATCGACCGGCGGTGTACGGGGCTTATCACGGCGCTGTCGCAGCTGCGCTGGGACGCGGACAAGCCGAGCATCCCCGAGGACAAGAATCTCGGGAACATCAACGACTACTGGGACAGCTTCAACTATGCATGGAGCGCCTGGACGGATTATTTTGACCGGAGGGCAAGATGAAGGAGCATGTAAAGGCCTATTTGGAGAAGGCAGGGTACGCCGTCAACACGGTGGCCGCGGATATCCTGTGGAAGGCGGACGACTGGTACCGCATCCGCGAGACGGACGACCACCGGCGCGTGACCGTGAGCGGAGAACGCTACTCGCTCGCCCGGATGGGCTTTGCCAAGCGCGCGGCCGCGGACGACGCGAATCTCTGCGAGGTCGTGGAGATCAACGCGGGGAGCAACGACGAGGCGGTGCACGAGATCCTTGCCGCCAACCGGTTTGACACGCAGTACCGCGAGCAGCTGGAGCTCACCAGCGCGGAGGGGACGAGCGCCTGCTATGTGCGGCTCGAAGACGCCGACGTGATGAGCGACGGCACGCTCTCCGGCGGGCGGATCTGTCTCAACTATATCGGCGCGACCGGCTTTCTGCCGCTCACGGTACAAAACGGCGAGGTCGTCGAGGCGGCGTTCTGCGGCGAGGCTCTCCGCGGCGCGCAGAGCGTGGACACGCTCGTGATATGCACGCTCGATCCGGAGGGGAATTACCGGTACAAGACCGTGATCTTCACCGAGGACGGCGAGACCGGCAGCGAGCAGACGGTGCAGCTCGGCAATGTGCGCCCGTTTGCCGTGATGCGCACCGCCGAGGTGAACAGCATCGACGGCATGCAGGGCTACGGATTCCCGAAGGTGTACGGCGCGATACCGGTGTTCCTCGGGCTGGACGCGGCGTTTTCCGCGCTGCTGGACGACGTGGACACCGCCGAGAAGATCACGCTCATCAACGAGCGGATCTGCGGCTTTGACGAGAAGGGCCAGCCGATCGCGCCGAACGAGGCGATGAAGCGGCGGTTCGTGTTTCTCGGCGACAAGCTGCCGCAGGCGGGCGATCTGATCCACGAGACGTCCCCGCAGATCCGCATCGATATGTTCCGGCCGACGATCGAGTTTCTGCTCTCGCTCATGAGCCTCAAGTTCGGATACGGCACGAAGAAGTATTCGTTTGACGCCTCGGGCGTCGTGCAGACCGCGACGCAGTACATCGGCGAGCGGCAGGACATGATGCAGGAGCTCAACCGGCAGCGCTTCCAGGCGAAGCAGTACATCTGCGGGATCATCCGCGCGGCGCTGTGGTTTTCCAACACGTTCTGCGGCACGGCCTGCGATCTTGACGAGGAGATCCGGATCGAGTTTGACGATTCCTACATCGAGGGCAAGACCGAACGGCTCGAGGGCATGCGGCAGGACGCGCTCGCCGGGCTCGGCGGCGTCCATGTCCGGGCCAGGTATCTGGCGGCGAAATACAATCTTGAGGAAGACGAGGCGCTCGCCTGGGCGCAGAGCGCGGACGAGGACTACGCCGAGGGATCGGAGAACGACTTCCCGACGGTGCAGAATATCCTGCGGAGGCGCTGAGCCATGCTGACGGAGGAGCAGCTCGAGATCTACGGCGGCGTGCTCGTGCCCGTGTTTCAGCAGCTCGAGCAGGACATCATCGCGGATATCGCCCGCCGCGTCCGGAAGGAGGAGCGGTGGACGGAGACGGCGGAGCTGCAGGCCGAGGAGCTGCGGCGGCTCGGCTGGTCGCCGTACCGCATCCGGATCGAGGTGATGCGGCGGCTGCAGGCGAACAAAGAGTATGCAGCCATGGTCGAGCGGAACACGCTGGAGGCAAAGGCCGCGCAGCAGGCCGCCATCGACGAAGCGCGCGAGGCGCTGCGCGAGCAGGCACCGGAGCTCTTCGAGACCGTGGGGAACATGGCGTTCCGCAACGACCTTTCTCTCTGGGAGCAGGCGGGGCAGCGGCTCACGCGCGGCGGCGCCGTGGACCGGGCCGTGCGCGAGATGCGGAAGCGCGCGACGGGCGATATACTGAATCTCACGCGGACGATGGGTTTTTCCTTTCCGACCGGCAGCGTGCCGGCACGGCGGGCGTTTACTGCGGCGCTGAACAGCGCTCTGACGCAGGCCGTGAGCGGGACGGTATCCTATCAGCAGGCGTGCGCCAACGCCGTGCGGCTGCTGACGCAGAGCGGCCTGCGGCACATCGATTATAAAAACGGCGTCACGCGGCAGATCGACACCGCGGTGCGGAACGCCGTGCTCACGGCCTCGGCGCAGCTCTCCGGCGAGATCATGCAGGCGAACATCGAAGAGAGCGGCGTGGCGTATGTGCAGGTGTCGGCGCACTGGGGCGCGCGCGACAGTCATGCCGTATGGCAGGGGAAAGTGTATTCCCTCGCCGAGTTCCGCCGCGTGTGCGGGTACGGCGAGCCGTCCAACCCCGATCACATCTACTCCTACAACTGCCGGCACTCGCATTATCCGTACTGGCCGGGAATCTCCGAGCCGGTCGAGTATCCGCCGGAGCCGGGGCCGTTCGAGGCGGACGGGAAGACATACACCTACTACCAGGCGACGCAGCGGCAGCGGGCGATGGAGCGCAGCATCCGGGCGATGAAGCGCGACGCGCTCGCGCAGGACGCGATGGGGGACAAGGGCGCTCTGGCCGCGGCAAAGATCCGGCTCGACGAGAAAACGGCGGCGTACAAGCGCTTTTCCGCGCAGGTAAATATGCGTCCGAGACTTGAAAGGACACAGGTTTTCGGGTATGATAGGAGTGCGGCGGCGAGGGCGCATTCGGCGGTAGAGAAAGAGCTGGCGAAAGCGCCGGCGGCATTGCAATCTTCTACTATGCGTGATATAATAGGCATGGGTGATGATAGATTGACCGCTGAGATAGAGATAGAAATTGATCGGTTTACTCCTTGCTTAGTTGACAGGAAAACAGGAATGCGCGTGGCGACCACCTACACATTTGCAAGCAAAAGCGATTTGGCAAATCTTCGTAGAAAAGGCTGGATTTTCAACTGGACGGGTGACGACCTCAAAGGGGCAGACATCTACAAGCTGCGGTTGAAAGGCGACACCGAGATTCAAGGGTTAATTGCACTTAGGGAGTTTCGGTCCGACGCAGCTGTTTATATTCAGCTTGCCGAGAGTGCGCCGTTCAATATAGGGAAGAATAAGCGTTATGACGGTGTCGGCGGTCACCTTTTTGCGATCGCGGCGAAAAAGTCAGCTGACGCTGGATATGGCGGCTTCCTGTTTTTGGATGCGAAGAATATGGACTTGGTTGAGCATTATAAAATGGCATTTGGCGCACGTCATATTGGCGGTGTTCACCCGTACAGAATGCTGATTGACGAAGAAAACGCCATGAAATTGCTGAAAATCTATAATTTCGAGGAGGGTTGACAGTGGACGAACGCAAGTGGCAGGAAATGCGGGAGCTTGATGAGGCTGCCGAGCGTGCCGGTGGGTATGTTGCTTTCATGCCCAATCCTAAGCAGCACGTTAAATACCGGGAGCTTCTGAAGTACTGCAAAGAAAAGGGAATTGAGCCGCTGGATTTGACAATCCGAGAGTATAACCGCTTTGTCATCACAGAAGCGGGCTGATTCGCTGTACGACTAAACCACCCATCTTCGGATCGGTGGTTTTTTCGCACCCAATTTCACAAATCGGAGACGACACGGAGACGTGCCGTCTTTTTATTTGCGCCGACGGGCGGTAAACGGAATACAAGCCGACGGGCTGAAAACGGAGGATAAACAGTATGGCAGAACCCATTCCCGCGCCGGTACCGACTCCGGCGCCGAACAACGCGCCCACTCCCGCGCCGGCGGCTGCGCCGAAAGCGGAGGATA